ATGGCTTCAGCAAAAGGTTTTAAAAAGCGGTTAACGCCGTTCCAAGCAATCGTGACTTACTATTTTATAGCGATCGCTATTTCATTCATCTTATTAATTTTACCTGGTGTGCATAAGGAAAATGTCCATGTATCTTTGCTAGACAGTTTATTTACTGCTGTGAGTGCTGTTAGCGTTACTGGGCTGACTGTAAATAATATTTCTGAAACATACTCTGTTTTTGGGGTTATTATGTTGTCGGTTATTATGCAGCTCGGCGCAATTGGTATTATGTCATTAGGTACCTTTACTTGGCTTATTTTTGGAAAGAAGATTGGGCTGCGTGAAAGGCAATTAATCATGGTGGATCATAATCAATATAATCTATCAGGTGTTGTCCATTTGATTAAAGAAATTATCAAGCTTCTTCTAATGATTGAATTAATAGGCACTGCCATTTTAACACTATATTTCACTCAGTATTTTGATACATTTTTAGAAGCGCTCTATAATGGTTTCTTTGCAGCTATATCAGCCACTACCAATGGAGGATTTGATATTACAGGCAATTCTATGTATCTGTTCCGACATGATTATTTTGTTCAAGTTATCAATATGATTATGATTGCGCTTGGTGCTATTGGTTTTCCTGTATTAATTGAAGTGAAGGCCTTTTTGTCAAATAAGACGCCAAACTTTAAATTTTCACTTTTTACAAAAATCACCACGTCTACCTACGCTATTTTATTCATAGTGGGGACAGCAGTTATCCTGTTACTTGAAGCATTTAATGCATTTAAAGGGATGAGCTGGCATCAAGCATTCTTTACAGCTATGTTCCATTCAGTCTCTGCACGTTCGGCAGGATTAACGACTATTGATGTAACGCAGTTCCATCAAGCGACAGATATCTTTTTAAGCCTATTAATGTTTATTGGTGCGTCTCCAAGTTCTGTTGGGGGAGGTATTCGTACAACCACTTTAGCGATTGCTATTTTATTTTTAATAAACTTTGCTAGAAATAAGCAGGATATTCAAATTTTCCATCGTGAAATCCATGTCCTGGATGTGTTTCGATCCTATGTAGTGATTATTTTGTCTACATGCCTAGTAGTATTAGCAACAATGATCTTATCATTAACAGAATCGCATGCATCGTTGATTGAAATTCTCTTTGAAATCACATCAGCGTTCGGTACATGTGGTATGTCATTAGGGTTAACAGAGCACCTTTCTAGCATTGGTAAAGTTGTTATGATTTTTTTAATGTTTATAGGCAGGGTAGGAATGATTTCATTCCTTTACTCTCTTGGCGGAAAAGCGAAACAGACGAAATATCATTATCCGAAAGAAAGAGTTATTATTGGATAAACAATAAAAAGCCTTGATACAAAAGGGTTCAGAAGGTGTAGTCATTGGTTTTGACCCCTTTTTGACCCCTTTTGTTATTTTTTTAGATAGGAATCGAATAAATCTACAGATTTTCTCTCATGATTTTCAGAGATATGCAAATAAGTATTACCTGTCATTTGAATATCAGAATGTCCAAGTCGCTCACTTACTGTTTTTATATCAACCCCAGCTTCAAGGAGCATAACAGCATGTGTGTGTCGTAATAGATGGGCGGACTTTCGTTCATTCAATTTTGCTTTTCTTAGTAAGTTAATCATGAGGTCCTGAGGCTTTGTATGATAAAAAGGTTTACCGCTCTCATCTACCATTACATATTCACTTTCAATGTAGTGAGGGTTAGCTTTCTGATTTTCTTCTTGCCAGCATTTATACTCTCGCAGTTCATTTCTCAAGGTTTCATCAATTGCTATTGTGCGATAAGCATTTTTTGTTTTTGGTGGTCCCAAACCATTTCGTAAACGTTGCTGATCTACTGTTAAGAAACCTTTATCCAAATCGAGATGCGACCATGTTAATCCTAATAACTCCCCACTTCGTAAGCCGGTACGCAATAATATAGAAACCATCACTCTTTTAAAAATCTTTTCTTCCTGAATAGCTTCTAGTAATTGTTTTACTTCTTCTTTTCGTAGGTATACCACTTTTTCTTTCTCTTCTTTTTTAATTTCTACACCACTTAAAATGTTTCTATCCAATTCATCATTTTCTACAGCACTATTTAAAATTCCCATCATTTCTCCATGAATGCGAGAGACAGTATTCTTAGAATAGCCTTTAACAAAAAGCAAATCGTTTATAAAAATTTGATAGTCCGTTCTTTTAATTTGATTTAGTTTATATCCTTTATACTGCTGTAACAGTTTTTCTTGACCATTACGTGCTGATACATTGCTTGATTCTCTTCGATGTACATTTTTAATTTCAATATATTTTTCTAACCAATCTTCGAAAAGGATATCGCCTCTCTTTACAGCAGATATACCACCTTTGAATAATTTTTCTTCTATAAGTGTAGCAGCCTTCTTCGCTTCCATTTTGGTTTTAAATCCACTCTTAGAGAGTGTTTTTTGTTTCCCACTTTCCGTATATTTTATTCGATACTCCCATGAATTACTTCGCTTTCTGAAATATGCCATGTTAACACCACCTATTTTGAAACGTATGTTCTTTTTATGAGTATTAAAATAACCGTTTACATTTTAGTTCAACAAGCTCCACTGGCACGTTATGTAAAGCGGCTATTTGTTTAATAGATAAATTTTCACATTCTCTTATTGATTCATCAGAAATTAATAGTTCTGCAGCAAATGTATTCGCTTCAATTTCAATTTTAGAAATTGATAGGAACGTGTTTTTTCGCATTAATGGTGTATTATGCCTAGCATGCAAAATTGCATGGCCTAATTCATGCGCACAAACCACTCTTTGTGCTTCTTGAGATAGGTTATCATTAATTACAATGTATTTATTACGACGATCGTATTTATAAAATCCTCTAATATCATCATGAAGATTCCATCCAATCACATTGATTTTTTTACAAGCAGCTATCTCATAAGGATTTTCAGTTTTGTATTTTTTCTTTAAATCCATTACAATGCTTTTTAACATAAACTCGCCCCACAATCCTAATCGTTGTCTTTAAATTTATTAGGTATGTATTTCTTATTTATCCTTTGTGTTTGGCGGAAAATATGTTCCATTGATTCGATTAACGATTCTTTTGCTTCATCAGAGATTGGTTCGCCATCAAATGCAAGGCCATCTGAATTTTCAATTTCATTTTTAAAAGCTTCCAGTCGTTTTGCGATATCTTTTTCTTCCTTGTTAGGTGTTTGTCTAGTATTTGTTGTTGCTGTATTGTTTTTTCTTCCTAGTAAATCATCAATCGTCACTCCAAATAAATCTGCCATCGTTTCAAGCAAATTGGTATCCGGTTCTCTAAGCCCGTTCTCATAGTGAGAATATCTTGCTCTTGAAATTCCTAACTTCTTAGCTATTTCCTCTTGCGTTCGTTTGCCTCTAAATTTCTTTAAGTTTTCAGATAGCACTATTATCCACCTCAAATTTATATAGAAAAGTGTAAAAGAATTTATAAATTTCTTATAAACTTTGTACACTTTATGTATACAAAATGTATACACTTTTTATATACCCATTATATATTCTTACAGATACAAAAAGTATCGAAAATATAAAAAGATACAAAATGTATCAAAAACAGTTGACGATACGAAATGTGCCTGATATATTCTAATTACAGATACAAAACGTATCAAAAAAGAGGTGATAAAATTGCGTACAAAGTTAATTGAACTTCGAAAGGGCTCAACATTAACCCAAGCGGAGTTGGCAGAAAAACTTGGTATCTCGGAAATCCACGTTAGAAAAATTGAAAGTGGAGATAGAAATCCTTCTGTAACATTAATGGTTAAATACGAAAAATTATTTAACGAATCAATGAAAGACTTATTTCCGGATATTTTTTTTATAGATATTGATACAAAACGTATCAAAAATAAACAAGCTATTTAAGGAGTGAATCGAATGAATGAACTACAAATGTTTAATTTTGAAAATCAAAATGTAAGAGTTATCCAACAAAATGGAGAACCATGGTTTGTCGCGATAGACATTTGCAAAGTGCTGGATCTCACAAATCCAACCGTTGTGCTGTCCCGATTAGACGATGATGAACGGACTAAGTTCAACTTAGGGCGCCAAGGATTTACCAATGTGGTCAGTGAATATGGTTTATATTCTTTAGTCCTAGCAAGTCGTAAGCCAGAAGCAAAACAATTTAAACGTTGGATAACACACGAAGTAATACCAACTATTCGAAAGCATGGCGCATACCTAACGCCGGAGACATTGGAACAAACAATGCAAGATCCTGACTTCTTAATTGGCATACTCAATGGATTAAAAGAAGAACAAGAAAAACGTCGTGCTGCAGAGTTAGCAAACCAAGAAGCTCAGGAAATTATTCAACAGCAACGTCCAAAAGTATTATTTGCTGAATTAATAGAAACGAGCCAAACATCTATTTTAGTTCGTGAATTAGCAAAACTCCTTAAACAAAACGGCATTAATTTTGGAGAAAAACGCCTATTCGAATGGCTTCGTGAAAAAGGCTACTTAATTAAACGCCTCGGTACTGATTACAACATGCCAACGCAGAGAAGTATGAATCTCGGATTATTTGAAATAAAAGAAACGCCAGTTCCTCGTTCGAATGGACTTACTACTATTAGTAAAACTCCAAAAGTAACAGGTAAGGGACAACTTTATTTCTTAAATAAATTAGCAAGTAAGGAGGGTGCTATATAATGCTACAAGTCCAAATTGATGAACAACAGGTGCTAGACATTGCTCGAGAAGAAATTCAACTTGCAGTAAGAAAGATTGAAAGCGAATTTGTCTTCTGGGACGTGAAAACACTTTGTGAAAAGACGTGTATGTCGAGAGGTTTTATTTTAGAGACATTCTTTTTCTTACCGGATTTCCCAAAATACAAAGTCGGGACTAAATGGTTGATACCAGCAAAAGAAGCAACAGAATTTTTACTTCAATGGCTAAAAAAACAATCAACTAACTAATTAACTAACTGCATCTTAACAAGTTTACTAGTATCTATGTAACTTCAAGCAATACAAATAAGGGGGAGATAGTGATGAAAAAATCAGCAAATGTAGGTAATGCAATCAAAGTATTAGAGAAAGACGAGGAACTTACAAACGATCAACTAGCTTTTGATTTAAACCTAAGTCCTCAAATGGTCAGTCATATGAAAAACGACAGAAGAGTTATGCAGCAGGACATTGCGCGGGAATCAGTCGCTATGTACGACAACCCGCGTTACACAATGGAAATTCTTCATGAGTTTAGTGATGGCTTCGCTGTTCCGATGATGGACGGAAAAGCAGTCGATTGGCATCGATTATCTTTGCTAGCTATGTTGAAAAAGCAGTTCGAAGAAGCACTTGAAGCCTTGAAAGAGGTGGATTTCACCAAACCACCGCAAGCAATGGAAAAACACGAAAGAGAGCTTATGGTGAGTGCTTTTGATGAAATATTGGATGCTCGATTATCCTTAGAAAACTGGTTAATCCAGTTGCAAGAGGATTACAACATCTCGATTAAAAAACGTATGAAAGTAATGACACCAAGATGGAAGGCGAGAGGATGGTTGCAATGAATGAATTGAATTTTAGACCTCGAGATTTAGAAAAGGCAAAGAAGGCACATGATTGCCTCGACACACTTCACAAACAACTGGCAATACATATCGAACGTGGGAATTATGCCATAGCTCAGATATGTATAGAAGAGATGAACACATTTTTATGTGAACTTTGCAGAATGAGACATACAAAAAAGGAGCATGACAGGTTAATCAAGGTAGCAAAAACAATGAATCAACGAGGAATTAAATCAAAGGTGGTGGCGAGATATGTATGATCGCTTAGATATGTTAATCATCGTAGGTTTAGCAGTTGCGGTTGCTGTCGTTCTTACATCAATGATTTTCTCATACAGACATGAAAATGAAAAATAGCCGGCTAACTTGTGCGAGTTAACCAGCTACACGTGATAAATCTTTTGTTAATTCATTATAACACGACAGGATAGCTCCTGTCATGAAGCACATGAGACAAAATCTATATAAAGAGGTGAAAAAGCCTCCAATTTGTTTATCAACTCATGTGCTTCATGATGCGAGTTAATGGCATCAAAAAAACGAAAGGAGAGGAGAAAATATGTTAGAAAACCCAATGGTTACCGGGCGAGGTTTTGAAGAATCGTATGCAACCCCGGTTGGGCGTTGTGTCGAATGTAGAGATCTTGTATTTCAAGGGTTTGAAGGTGTGTTGTTTGAGGATGATTTATTTTGCTGCACAACGTGTCTCGAAAGTCATCTTAAGAAGGTTGGGGCTTTGCAAGAAATATAAAAAGACCACTTCGCGAGAGTGGTCTCCATTACAAACAATATTTACGTGATTATATCACGAAAGGAGAGAAAATGCATGGTTCAAAATTTCATTTCAACCGTTGATATGAGTCGCCATGATTGGTTGAAACAACGCCAGAAAGGGATTGGCGGCAGTGATAGCTCCGTCATTTTAGGATTTAACAAATGGAAATCACCATTCCAACTTTATCTTGAAAAAACAGGGGAGCATGTTGAAGAAATCGACAATGAGTTTATTTATTGGGGCAATATTCTTGAAGATGTTGTGGCCAAAGAGTTTGAAGTGCGAACCGGCAAAAAGGTGCGCCGAATGAACAAAATGCTTAAGCATAAAGATTACCCATTCATACAAGCAAACCTAGATCGTGTTGTGGTTGGTGAAAAAGCATTGCTCGAATGTAAAACAACCTCTACGTATAACAAAGATGTTTGGGATGGAGATAGTGTACCTGCAGCTTATATATGCCAGGTGCAACATTATCTAGCTGTCACTGGCTATGAAAAAGCCTACATTGCCGTATTAATCGGAGGAAATCAATTTGTTTGGAAAGAAATTGAGCGTGATGAAGAATTTATAGAATTGCTCATTAATCACGAGAAGAATTTCTGGGAAAATCACGTACTTACAGAAACGCCACCTGAAATTGACGGAAGTCCATCGGCAGCTGAACTTTTACAAAAGCTTTATCCAGATGACGATGGTTCGGCAATTGTCTTGGATGAACAGGCTAACACATTAATTGAAGCAATAAAGTCTCTTAAAACAGAAAAGAAGAGCCTAGAAAGCCAATTAAAAGAGTACGAGAACAAACTTAAGATGCAACTAGAAAGCGCATCAGAAGGTTACTCAGAACGCTTTAAAGTGACGTATAAATCGCAAACACGAAAAACAATTGATAGCAAGCGTTTAAAAACAGAAGCGCCAGAGGTTTATGAAAAATATGCAAAAGAATCGAATACCCGCGTATTAAAAATTAAGGAGGCTAACTAATTATGAACAAAAAAATTGGTTTTATGTCAAAAGAAGAAACGAAGCATGTGAAATGTAACGTGTGTGCAAAAAAATGGCACGTTGAAGAAGCTCTTTTTTGCACACGTTGTGGATCTAAACTAGAACTTTCAAAAGTTGAATCTACTAGAACGGGAATGGGATTTCTCCAGTAGGTTTTTTAATAATCTCGACTTTTGGGTGTTTCACTTCAATCAACCCTCTTTGATTAAAAAGTGATTCAGCGCTACATTTCGGACAAAATGCAGCTGTTGGTTCTAATAGGTATTCTTCTTCATCTTGATGTAATGGCTCATTTTCAAACCCCGAAGAATTGTACTTACCTGTGTTTGTACATTCGTTGCGAATAGGATAACCACATTGGTCACAAAAGATATGATCTGGATCCAATGAAGTGACTTCTGATTCACAATTTAAGCAATGCTTTAAGTATTTATTTTCGTGAGTTTCTGTTTTCAAATTAACCACCTCCTCTCTGTCATTATTCGACAGGGAGAGAGGAAATCCCTACAAAAGGAGAAAAAAATTATGGCTACTACAAACGAATTAAAAGAACAAATGAAACAGCAGGCACCAACACAAGCGAAAAAACCTAAGACTATTGAGGATTACATGAAACAAATGGCTCCTGCAATGGCGGAGGCTCTACCAAAGCATATGAGCGTTGATCGTTTAACGCGCTTGGCTATGACAACAATTAGGACAACCCCAGCTCTACGCGAAGCTGATGTATCAAGTTTACTAGGGGCAGTTATGCAAGCGGCTCAACTAGGATTAGAACCTGGCTTACTTGGCCAATGCTACTTGTTACCATTTAAAAACGGTAAAAAAGGAATTACCGAAGTTCAATTCATTATCGGTTACAAAGGAATGATTGATCTCGCTAGACGTAGTGGTCATATCCAATCTATTTATTCACATGCAGTCTATGAAAATGATGATTTTGAGTATGAACTGGGCCTAGAACCCAAGTTAAAACATACGCCGACAATGTCAACGGATAAAGGGGCTTTTGTAGGAGCCTACGCAGTAGCTCATTTCAAAGATGGGGGCCATCAATTTGAGTTTATGAGTAAGGCGGATATTGAAAAGCGTAAAGGTCGTTCTAAGGCTGCCAACTCAAATTACTCTCCTTGGTCTACAGATTATGAAGAAATGGCCAAGAAAACAGTGGTCCGTCATATGTGGAAGTATCTTCCGATTAGTGTAGAAATGCAAGAGCAAGTGGCCTATGACGAAGGTGTCGGACGAAGCATTAAAGATGTAACACCAGAAGAAGATGTTTTTGTGCAGGCGCCTGATGAGATTTTAGAAGCCGAAGCAACAGAAGCATAAACGATGAATATTCAAACAAAAGTCGTCCTGCCTGCATGGATTTTTGAGCAGGCCCAGGGCGATAAAGATGAAATCAAAAAGCTAGTACTCGACTATATGAAACGCTATGACGGTTATCGAGTGATTAAAGTTAGCAAGAGATTAGCAATTTGCGAGACTAACAGAATTTAAGGAGGTAAAGATATGGGAATCATGCGAGTCGCTAAAAATGGCAACTACACAGTAATGAATCGCACAGCACTTAACGACAAACGGCTCTCATGGAAAGCAAAAGGTATTATAGCTTACATGCTTTCAATGCCAGATGATTGGATATTTTACAAAGATGAGTTAATGACTCATTCAGCTGATGGAAAAGCAGCTTTCCATAGCGGATTTAAAGAGTTAAAAGATTGTGGTTATGTTGAACGAAGACCTGTAAAAGATGAGAAAACCAAGAAAATTACTCATTGGGAAACGATTGTACATGAGATTCCTTGCGAGCCACAAACCGAAAAACCAGAGGGTGGAAAAACCACTGACTGGAAAACCAGTGAGTGGGAAACCAGACATGTGGAAAACCATTCACAGGGAAATCCGCCACTACTAAGTACTGATAATAACCAAGTACTGAAAGAACCAAATACTAATAGATTACTAAGTACTGACAACCACCAACCAGATATGAACTTTGTTAAAGTAAAAGGCTTTTATGAAAGCAATTTTTCTCTAGTAAGCCCAATCATTGGAGAAATGCTTGGTGGGTTGGTTGATGATTTCGATACAGATTTAGTTTTATATGCTTTTGAAATTACAGCTTTAAATCCGAAAGTATCAAATCCAATGAGATACGCCACATCGATATTAAACGGTTGGCAAAAGAATTTAGTAACTACTCGTAAACAAGCTGAAATCTATGAATCTAACAAACGAGGTGAACAGAATGCCAACAATAGCAGAGGTCCTCAAAAAGATGCAGGATCAAGCAACCCTTATGATGTCGCAAGAGGATATTGCTCCGAGTAACTTTGAATGCGAAACCTGTAAAGACGCAGGGGGATGGACTGAATTGCGTGACGCTGATGTCTTCGGCAATGGTAGAGTCGTTCGGAAAGAGAATGTGTGGGTTGAATGTTCTTGTGCTAAACAACGCAAACTTGAAAGATTAATAAATGGTTCTCACATCACACAAGAGTTTCAAAAAATGAGATTTGAAAACTTCGTCGGTGAAGGTTTAGACAAGAAAATCTTAAACATGGCCAAGAAAGCTAAACAGTATTATGACGAATTTGAAGAAATCAGAAAGACCTCTCAAAACGGTATTGCACTGTTAGGTCAACCAGGCATCGGCAAAACACATTTGCTCATGGCGATTAGTAATAACCTAATGCTGAAAAAACACATTCCAGTTATGTACTTCCCTTTCGTAACGATGACTAGCGAAATGCGAGCTAATCAATTCGAGAAGGAAGAAATGATTACCCGCCAAGCAAAAGAAATCGATGTTTTGTTTATCGATGATTTGTACAAGCCAGTTGCAGGCAAACCAAAAGCTAGTGAATGGGAACAACTCAAAATGTACGACATCGTGAATTACCGATATTTGAATCGAAAACCAATATTACTGTCTTGTGAGTTAGACCCAGCACTTCTATTAGCAATTGATGAAGCGACAGGCAGTAGATTATTCGAAATGACACAGGAATTTACGGTGAGCGTAGAAAAGGATTTTCGGCTCAATTATCGTACACGAAAGTTATTTAACAAGGAGGCTAAATGATGACTCAAATCACACCAAAAGTTGCTGCAGAACTAATTGATACAAGTTTCGGAGTACAGCTTATTGCTACAGGGCTTGCACAGTTGGTAGAAGACGAAGGTTTTACACCACATGAAGCATTAAAAATCGCACGTTATACAGGGCAGAATTGCTTTCATGCTCTATTGGAATTGAAAGAGGAGGCTAAATAATGAAACCAACAAACAACATCAAATACATTATTGATCAGATTGTTATCGCCTATTGCCAGTTTGAAAAGTTCGGTGATAAGACATTCGGCGACAACTTCGAAAAATACACAGCTCAGTTAATGCAAATCACGGAGTTAAATCGTGATGGAGCTCTTGAATATGCAGTCAATTTTTTAGCTGGTGAAAGCAAAGTTAAGGGGGTTGCGTGATGGCAATTACATGGGTTTATGTCCAATCAGAACCGTGGGTTTATACAGTAGGTTTCTATGCTCCAGATGGCAATTGGCATACAGACAGTGACTGGAACAGTAAAGAAGATGCAGCAAATAGAGTTCATTATCTAAATGGCGGCAATCCTAGCGTAAGAAGGGAGGACTAAATTGTGAAAGGTATTTGCATCAAACAAGGTGCTTCAACAAACCTAAAAGAGGGAGAACAATATTTTCTCTTTGAACATGGTCCAGATCATTACTATGCAAGTAGGTTCAACCATAAAGGCGCACATTTTGGGGCGTTTGAAAGAAAACTATTTGATGTCTTTATAGAACGTGCTGTAAGTAAATGGCCGCCGGAACCACCTTGTATAAAAGTGTCATTAGACAATTCAAAAGTATATAAAGCTGAAATGATATGGCGCGATGAAGCATATAAGAACAAACCTTTAGGTATCTATTATATCCGGCCTGTGAAAACGCATTGTTGGTTTTACTTTGATTCTCAAATGAAAAAGCCAGGAGGGTGTTATCCTCTCCATTGGTTTGATGGATTCCAAGAGCATGATCCAGAAATGCAGCAAGAAATAGTGGAGCTACCGAAAAATGAATGGGAGCAAATACGGCTTTTCTAAAATCAGTTGACTAATATAGAGAGAAATTTCCCCACCTTATAATTAAAGTGGGAAAATTTATCGGAGAGTGATATTACAATAGTAGTATATGCAAAGTAAAGTATTACTACTGTACTAAAGACCAAATCACCGTCGCATTTTATACGTGAAATGGAGAAACAAGGCTATAAAGGTTCGCAAGATTTTGAAATCAGAGGGAAGCGAGGTAAGGGCATTGTCAGTGTTTGAATTAATGATTGTAACGATTACCGTTGCAGAGATGTGTCTTGCTATCAAGATGGCTTGGGAGGCTAAAGGTAAATGATAAACAATGTAACGCTAGTAGGAAGATTGGCAAACGATATAGAGCTAAAGTACACGCCAAGTGGAGTGGCTTCTGCAAAGTTCAGATTAGCAGTTAAACGTCCATTTAAAAATCAGCAAAATGAACCGCAAGCGGATTTCATCAATGTACAAGTTTGGCGGAAACAGGCTGAGAATGCATCTAATTATTTAAAGAAAGGTTCCTTATGTGGCATCGTTGGCAGAATCCAAACCGGCAGCTATGAAGGGCAGGATGGCAAACGAGTTTATACAACGGATGTAGTAGCCGAGAGCGTTCAGTTTTTAGAACCAAGGAGCTCACAGGAAAGTACCAATAATCAAAGTAATACGAATTACCAAGCACCTCAACCAAACACAACACAGGGGCAATATGGGGCGAATAATCAACAGCAGAACTATACCAGAGTGGATGAAGATCCATTTACAAATAATGTGCCGAACAATTATCAGGTGCAAGAGGAAGATCTGCCGTTTTGATGATTGCTTGAAGAAAACTGTGAAGTAAGGAGGGCTATTAATTGGCAAAAAAATTATTATGGATATTTGTTATTGGTAATTCGTTAAGTCTAATGCTTATGTATTTTTATAATGTAAAAAGTGAACAGATAAACTTTATACCAATGTGGGTTGCAATAGCAGTAATAGCAATTTGTGAATCTATTGAGAAAACTAAAGAAATTAATTAACGCACAATTCAATTAAAAAGTACAAGGAGGACAATATGAACTTACAAGAACTATTTGAAATGCAAGCAGAGTTGGACCAACACATTATAGAAAATAAGGGCCTACAGGGAGTTGATCTCATTGCAAATACGTATGTGGCCTTGCAAATTGAATTAAGCGAAATGGCTAACGAGGCTCGCTGGTTCAAACATTGGAGCAACAAAAAAGACCCGAAAGATAGAAATAGCCTACTCGAAGAGATTGCGGATTGTATCTCCTTCTTTCTATCATTGGCCATCAAAAAAAACTGGAAAGATGCTTTATGGATTTACGAAGAACAGCTTGATAAAGATGAGTGGAATGGTAATTTAACCGGTTGGTATATTGAAATGATTTATTTTCTTAATTCATCTTATATTACAATCTACAACAATGATGAAAACGAACGACATGAGAAGGCATATGGTTTTTATAAAAATCAATATGATTTTCGGGCAGCGTGGATTTGTTTCTTGAATATTGTAATCAATGGATTTGGATTTACTAACGAAGATCTTGAACAAGCCTATAAAGCCAAGAACAAAGTGAACTTCGAACGCCAAGCGACAGGATATTAACAGGGAGGAGTCGGAATGAGGAAGAAATCTCAAAGAATCTTTGCTTTGTATAAAGGCGATACCAACATTTGCGACGGCACCTTGCGAGAAATTGAAGAAAAATCAGGCGTACCATTATCTTACTTAAAACGAATGACATATCCAGTTTATGAAAAGAGGATGAGTGAATCGAAGAATGTAAGAAACAGAATGATACTAGAAGAAATTTTTATGGACGAGGAGGATCTAATTGGTTGAGTTAAAGCTAGAGCAGGAAGAGCGCGAAGGTATGCTAGACACGCTTGCCGTATTTGGAAACTATCCTTATGAGGTATACGCCAACTTTTGCGATGCTAGATTGATAGAGGAATATGAAAGGATAGTGGGAGATGGGAAATAAAAAAGACACGCTTGAAACAAGTTCAAACGTGTCGGAGCCTATTAGGAGTGACGGTCTGCAAACCGTCCACCTTTATTATTATCAATCGGATATTAATTATACGGATAAGAATCCATAAAGATTCGTTTATTATAAAAACCATCAGAGCGGAGGCGTAATATGGTCATAAAAATTCAGACAGATTCCGATATGATCGCCGAAATTGATTTACATGATAATGCTGTATATGTTGTTACTGGTGGAAGGATTATCTCAGTAGATCCACCACCAAGCGGCTATGGCAAGCAGGAGATTAGTTGGCATAAGGGTGAGCCGACACACTCGGAAATTAAATATACGCAGAAGTTTTAAAAGCATCGTTGTAGGATATTGAAATAAAAGGGAGTTCCATCAAAAATGTTGGTAACTCCCTCTTCAAATTATCTGATGCTGCCACTACGGACGATTTCCGCGTTTACTTTTGCTTCAATTTTGATGTCTTTATATATATCCTTCCATTTTCCCTCTCTCCATAATTGCGGATGATAAGCCCGGATATATTCACCAATCCCAAGTATATCGGAAGAAGCTTCTTGGCTTTTTTTGAACATTCTATTGATGTCTTTTTCTACGCTCCTTTCAATAAAGTTCTCTAATTCTTTTCTCACTTGCTTACGATCTAAATGATCTGGCGGATATTCAGTCATAACTATTGGCATGTTAATTTTATACTGAATCTTTATGTTGTCTCCATCCTGTATTACTTTTTTCTTTTTCTTAAAACGAATCACGTCAAATGCAACAGATACTTTTTCCCCTTTCTTATTCCACAAATAAGCTAATTCAACAATTCTTGCTTTTCTATAGCCTAATAATGTGGCAAAAGTAGATTCTCTAAGTGTAAGGTATTTCCCCGTATATTTTTTTCCATTAAATAAAGCCAATCCCTCCGCTTGGGGAAGTGCTTTGTCACTACTCGTTTTTAAGTATGGTAAGGCAAGATCTCTTCCTTCACTAAACATGAGGTTAGCTGTCATCTCTAAATTAGTTTTAGGAAATATAGTCGCATCTTCAAAACTCTGTACAAAATCTAAATAGTACTCGCCAATTTCCTTTGGAATTGTTTCTTTTAATTCTAAGAATCTTTTTGATGTACCCTCTGTAACCATAACTTTCGCGGTCATGGGGCTTTGGGCAGATCGATAATAAACATCCAACAAAGCATATAAATCATCCTTAGCAGTTTCTTCGCTAACTAAAATTGTGGTCAACTCAGCTATATCCATAGTTTGCTCTGTTTTTTTATTGGCATCAATCCTTACTTCTCTCGCTGTTTTGCCCTCACCCTCAAGTACTATATATTGAATAGGGTCAGTACCTGAGCTAGGGTAAGCGTAGTAGGCTTTAAGTTCTCCAATGTGTCCACCTATGCCAACTACGGAAATCACGGAGAGTTCTTTGTATAGTCGTTGATCCCAACATCCACTCAGGAAAAAAGTGCTTATTAGGAAAAAAACAGTCACTTTACGCATTAGTTTTCCTCCTTTTATTTAGCATCATAATAAATAACGGTAATAAAACGGTAACTGGAATATATAAATACTGAAAGTGTTTTCTGATAAACTCTACAGTTTCGATATTTAGAAAACTTATACTTCCAATAAATACAAGGATATGCAATACAGCCATAGCCAATTTTTGATGTTTCCGCTCTTTTTGGAAATAGACTATACGTATATTAAAAACAATTAGTGAAATTGAAATAATACTCCAACCGAGCCATATATATAGGAAGAAGAGATCAAGCCTCTTTACAAATGTAACTTCAATGGATTTTAAAATATATAAAACAGGCTCTGTTATATATGGCAAAGACGCTTTTGCAAAAAACAACTCTACAATGAGGAGTATAAAAACAATAAACAATGTTATGATGAGTTGATAAATTAAGATGTCTTTAAATTTCATTTTTTCTTCGGGTAATACATATTTCCTCATTACTAAATAACCTTCTAAACCTGTAAAAGAAGCTAAGCCATAGAAAATACCCTTTATCCATTGGTGTTCTGTGCTTGTTCCAATAGGGAAAAGTCGAGAGAGTTCCACTTCAGGCAAAGCAAATATTAAAAAAATCAAATAAATAAAAGCAAATGGTATTATGAAAACGGGCATATTTACAGCAGTTGATGGTCTACTGACGCTAATATAATAGGAAACGAACAGCATTAGTAGCATTGATACTGTATTAGGCGTGTTTTGTAGAACCCAAGTATTTAAGGTGTATTGCATATATACTAAGGCGCAAATTAACTGCATTATCCAAAATAAAATATAAATCCATCTTGTAAATTTACCTAATTTGAAATATTTGAAAAACTTTTCATACAAACATAATTGAATAAAAACAATTAGTGCAGCTATCAAGAGCATAATCCAAGAATCAGAACCGCCAGCCTGAATAATTATTTCTGAATAAGCAATAAATATGATACCTATAGTTCTAAAAAAGAGCATGAGAAAAAGCTGAACTTTTGTTATTGTAAAATTCATATTTTTCTTCCTTTCGGATTAAAACTACTCGGCTGAGTACCAGATTTGGTATGCTTGCCCCGAAATAAAATTTGGGGAATTTCTTTTGGTTCAAAAGGAACTATTGGGAAAAAGTACGGTGATTTCAAAGAACTTAAGTTACATAAGTGTATACCTAAAATTAGAAAACCAATGACTATGCCAAAGAAACCGAACAAAGATGCTGCAAACATAAACGGAAAACGTAATACACGTACCGAAGTATTTAATTCAACCGACGGTACAACATAGCTAGATATCGCTGTTAATGCTACTACGATTACTACCATATTTGACACTAAACCAGCATTAACTATGACATCTCCGACAACTAAACCGCCGACAATGCTAATTGTTTGAACTAAAGACTTTGGTAATCTAACACTAGCCTCTCGGATTAGTTCAATAATGATTTCAACAATTAATGCCTCAACTAGTGGTATATAGGGGATTTCGCTAATATCTAATTTGAGTTTTTTACTTAATTCGATAGGAAGAACCTCATAATGAAAGGTAACTATTGCAATATAAAAGGCAGGTAAGTAAACAGCTGTAAGGAAGCTAACGACGCGCACCATTCTATAAAAAGACCCTACAATGACACGACTATTAAAGTCATCAGGCGATTGATAAAATGAAAATAAGGTGACAGGAGTGATAAAAGCAGCAGGCGAATAATCGGTCATGATGACAATTTTTCCATCAGAAAGATTAGCAAAAACTCTGTCAGGTCTTTCTGTATTCATTATCTGCGGAAATGGTGAAAATGGATTATCTTCTATAAAGTCATTCAACTGTCCTGATGTATATAACCCATCCGCTTGTTCTTTTATTCCTTCTAGTTTCCGCTCTAAATCGGCGAGATTATCTTGGTTAGCATAACGAGCTAAATACATATAATAAATATCTGCTTTATTATCTATTCCAACAGTCACTTTTTTTATGATTAAATCAGGTACTCGCATCCTTTTTCTTATAAGCGATATATTTGTGTCTTGATCTTCAACAAACCCTTCATGAGCACCACGTAAGATGGCTTCGTTTATCGGCTCATCTGGAGATCTATGAGGTAAGTTTGGCATTGTGAAACATACCATTTCTTGAGAGTTCAATAAAAGTAACACCGTGAATCCTTGACAGACATATTCCACTAACTTTTCTAAGTTATAACTTTCTTTTTGAGTGGCTGTTGTCGCCTCCCAGTCTTTTTCATTAAATGTTGTTTGCACTTTTAATACATTGACAATGTCTTGTACATCTTTTATATTGGCCATCGAACTATAGTAGCAAAGAATAGCATATTGATCTTTTGGGAACGAGATCTCTCTTGCTACAAAATCAACCGAATTATAAAAAGTAGCTTTTAATTTTTCAACCATTGATTCTAGATGGAGCATTTAACTTCTCCTTTTCTCAGTCTTTTGTTGAATCTAGAAAGATCTTTACTCTTACATCGTTTATTTTTCAGTATGGAACAAAATATTACATTTCAATCAAAGAACAGCTATTGTTTTAAAAATAAAAAACTCAAATGTTAGAAAGAAAATTGTTTTGTGTTTTAATATACAGAAAACCAAAAACACGTTAAAATATTCTTATACTAGAGGTAGTCTTTTTTCATATACTTCCTAGTTATTAACCTATATAGTTAGTGCAAGGGGGGTGAAGGAATGAAGAGAAGGTATATGGAATATACTGTCCATTTAAAACTCATTGGTGAGTTTATCGAAAGAATTATTTATTTAGTAAACAATCAAACCAAGAGTCAAAGTATAGAATTTCAATTGGCAATAGCGGGCTTTGACCATACTTTAGAATTAATTAAAAACTTTAAACCATCAGATGTAATTAATAAGGAACATCAGCAATTGGTTTCTGGTTTAACTGAATGGATAAATGTCATTAAAGGGGCTAATCGATTTGGGTTTTTAATTTAAAGTAGAAGCACACAAAGTGAATTAAGCTTCTGAATGTTATATATAGATCGATAATTAGCATCCCTCGGGGTGTTTTTTTTATTTTGCAGAAATGAGGTGATGTTAGAGTGATAGATTTCAACGAGAGGCTAGCGAGGAAAGAAGGTAGGGTAACACCAAAAGCTTTACTAGAAAATGCTTTAAATCGCTTGGGTGAGATTGATCAAATTATCTATGTTGTGAAAGATCATGACGGAACAGTGAAGGTAGGTTATTCCGAGGGAGGCTTACTGCAAGCTTTAGGAATGTTAGAAGCTGCCAAAGTAGACGTTATTAACGATATGTACGAATGAGGTGATGAAGTGGCTCGCAGTAAATACAAGAATAAACAAGTTGAAGTTGATGGAATTATTTTCGATTCAGCTTTAGAAAGCCAATATTATTTGCATCTGAAACAATTGCAGGAACAAGGCATCGTGAAATCGTTTGAAATGCAAAAAAACGTATTTATTGCTTGAAGGCTATTCGATTGAGGGGAAGAAACGACAGTCGATTAAATTCACGCCAGATTTCATTGTCCATTATGCAGATGACACTACAAGAGTTATTGATGTAAAAGGCAGTGAGATGGCAATATCAAGGGATTTCCCATTGCGAAAGAAAATGTTCGAATGTCGCTATCAAATGCCACTAGATATCGTTATGTGGTCCGCAATAGATGGCGGTTGGATTGAATATGAGGCTTTAAAGAAAGCTCGTAGGTTGAGGAAGAAGAACAAAGAACTTGCTAAGAAATGAGGTGGTGAAATGACTAATGCCAAGAGCACGTGATCCAAACCGGGATAAAGCATTTGAGATATTTAAAGAGCATAGCGGCAATATTGCAAATCGTAAAATTGCTGAGATGTTGGATTGTCCTGAAAAGAGTATTGGTGGTTGGAAATCTAAGGACAAATGGAATAAGAAATTGAACGGAGTACTCCAAACAGATGAACGGAGTACTCCAAATAAAAATAAAGCTAAAAAGATAGTAAAGAAAGAAGTTGCTGAAATCGAGGAAGTGCCATTGAATGAAAATGGAGAGCTTACCGAAAAACAGTGGCTTTTTTGTATGTACTATACAAAGTATTGGAATGCGACTAAGGCTTATCAAAAGGCATACGAGTGCAGCTATATGGTAGCAAACAAAAATGCATACTTACTTATGGTCAATCATGGTATAAAAGCCGAAATTGAACGTATGAAAGCAAACATATCAAGTGGCATAATGATTGACGCTAGAGTAGTGCTACAGAAGTACATTGATATTGCATTTGCGGATATCGGGGATTACATTTCATTTGAAAAGTATTCAGTTACTATCAAAGATTTAACGGAAGTAGATACATCATTGTTAACCGAGGTTAGTAACACGGAAGACGGTGTAAAACTCAAACTAGCCGATAAGATGAAGGCCCTTGATTTCCTAACTAAATACACTGATCTCCTCGGTGAAAAAGAGCTGAAACAGCTTAAAGTTGAGCGTGAGCGTATTGCAGTCCGTAAAGAAAACGGTGAGGAGGAAGAATACGAAGATGATGGATTCATCGAAGCCCTCAAAGATACAGAAGTTGATTGGAATGGTTAAGCGAAAGAAAAAACCTGCTCTCTTCAAATTTTCGCCATTTAGCATAAAACAAAAGAAAGTTCTTACATGGTGGGTTGCTGATAAGTCGCCATACAAGGACAAAGACGGAATCATTTGCGACGGATCAGTTCGAGCTGGTAAAACGGTTGTGATGTCTCTCTCATACATCGTGTGGGCAATGGAAAACTTTGACGATGAAAACTTAGGTATGGCCGGTAAAACAATTGGTTCATTTAGACGTAACGTTTTCAAGCCATTGTCGAAGATGTTACGTAGCCGTAAGTATCAAGTCAAAGAACATCGTACAGAAAACATGTTTACCGTTACTAAGAATGGTAAAACAAATCACTTTTACTACTTTGGTGGTAAAGATGAAGCTTCACAAGATCTTATTCAAGGGATTACGCTCGCCGGGATGTTCTTTGATGAAGTAGCACTTATGCCGAAATCATTCGTTGACCAAGCTACGGCACGTTGTTCTGTTGAAGGTGCAAAGTTCTGGTTCAACTGCAACCCAGCAGGCCCTTATCATTGGTTCAAAACAGAATTTATCGACAAGATGGAAGAGAAGAATCTATTCCAGATTCATTTCTTGATGGATGATAATCCTTCATTGTCTGAGCGTGTGAAAGAACGTTATAAGCGCATGTATAGTGGCGTATTCTTCAAACGATTCATTCTTGGGTTATGGGTACTTGCTGAGGGTGTTATTTATGACATGTTCGATAAGGAAAAACATGTTGTTGAGACTGTTGAACGTGAATATGAAAAATACTATGTCAGTATCGACTATGGTACTCAAAACCCTACAACATTTGGCTTGTGGGGTCTTTTTGATGGCGTATGGTATAAGATCAAGGAATATCACTATGATGGCCGTAAGAAGTCAAAACAGAAGACTGATGAAGAATATGCAAATGATTTAGAACAATTCATTGGTGATGTTTCTCATTTTAAAGGTATTATCGTGGATCCATCGGCAGCATCTTTCATTGCTGTTTTAAAGAAGCGAGGTTTGCGTGTGATTAAAGCGAAAAATGATGTGCTAGACGGTATTCGTAACGTAGCAACAGCTTTAGAAAAGCAATTGATTAAGTACAATGATTGCTGCAAAGAAACCTTCCGTGAGTTTTCATCTTACATTTGGGATGAGAAAGCTGCAGATCGTGGAGAAGATAAACCAGTAAAGCAGAATGACCACCAAATGGATGGTGACAGATACTTTGTGAACACAATTGTCATGAAGAAACGTGGTATCACAATTTTGAAATAAGGGGGCGATAACAGTTGCACTGGCTACTTGGAAGGACTCAAACAGATGAGTTCATAGAAATTATAGTAAACAACAAGCCGCAAGCGATCGATACAGTTAAGGAACTGTACACGACATTCAATCCATCGAAATTTTTAGAAGGCGTCAGGTATTACTTTACCGAAAACGACATTCTGAATAAGAAGGTATATATCTATAATGCAAATGGCGCCAAATTAGTTGATGGGGACGCAACAAGTGAAGCATCCAAGATACCATCGGGCTTCCACAAAATATTAGTTGACCAAAAAGTCGGCTATCTTGCTGGGGAGCCTCTTTCTTATGGATCAAAAAGCGATGATAAAAAGGCGCTTGAACTCATTGAAGAATTAATCGGAGAAGAATTTGAAGATACGCTACCGGAATTAATTTTGAATGCTTCAAACAAAGGTAAAGAGTGGCTTCATCCTTATGTTGATGAGGATGGAGAGTTTCAACACATCATCATACCGGCAGAAGAATTTATCCCTATCTACGATACAAAGCGAAAGGATAAGCTTCTAGCAGGCATTCGTTTTTATAATGTCGCCGATAATAAAGTGAAGCTAGAGTTATGGACGCCAGATGATGTAACTTACTATGAAATGATTAACGGTGAAATCTTTATTGATGTGACCGAAGAAGTCAACCCAGCTCCGCATTTCTACCAAGGTGATAAGAGTGTGAGTTGGGGAGATGTTCCATTCATCGAGTTTAAGAACAATGAATTTGGCGTATCAGACCTTACATTTTATAAAAGGCAAATTGATGGCTACGACTCATTAGTGAGTACTACACAAGATGTGCTAGAGGATATTCAAGCAATGATCTATGTGTTGAAAGGCTACGAGGGTGAGAATTTAGAAGAATTTAAAACGATGCTCAAACGATATCGTGCTATCACCATGGAAGCTGAAGAAGGTTCTGGCGTCGATACATTAAGTGCCGAGGTTCCGGTTGAAGCCTACAAAACACAACGAGACACTTATACCACTGATATTTATTCTTTCGGTCAAGGTGTGAATCCATCACCGGATATTATTGGGGATGCTCCAAGTGGTGAGGCGTTACGGAACCTATATTCCTTATTGGACATTAAAGCCTCCATGTTGGAACGTAAATTCACCAAAGCGTTGAGAAGGTTCATCTGGTTTGTCGCTGAGTATGCCAAGCTAAGTAAAAAGGGTGAATTTAATTATCGAGATATCACATTCACTTTTAACAAAATGATCTTGACTAATGAATCACAAATCGTTGATATGGCTCAAAAGAGTTTAGGGGTTATCTCGCAAACTACAATTATTGAAAATCATCCTTGGGTTAAAGATGTTCAGTTGGAGCAGGAACGCTTGGAAAAGGAAAGAGACGGTATAGAACCTCTTACTTATAAAGAAGGTGACTAGATGATCGATTTAGATAAGTACGCTAAATTACTCGCTGAATGGTCGGATAAAGTCACTAAGAAGTATGAAAAAGAGTTAAACAGTATGTACAGTGAGTTAATTAAAGCAGCTCTCGCTCTTTTAAGTAGCACATTTAACAGCTACGAGAAAGACGGCAAGCTCACCTATACCGAAATGATGAAATACAAGCGTTTAGACAGCTTTCATAGACAAATGAATGTCTTAATCAATACCATGTCCAAAAAGCAACGAGACAGCCTGCTAGACTTGCTAGAGGAACATTATGAGTATAGTTGGGATTGGATGGCGTGGGCTATCGAAAATGAAGCTGATATTCGTTTGAAAAACATGAAGACAAAGCTAGATCAAGTTGAGAAGGCCATGCAGAATCCAATTAGTGGCCTTACACTTGATGAAACCTTGGAAAAAAACCGACGAGACATCATCATCAAAGTAAAACGAGAAGTTACTCAATCACTTGTTCAAGGAAGTACCTACAAACAAACCGCTAGCAGGCTTACAAAGGCGTTTGAAGGTGACTATGTTAAATCGGTTCGGGTTGCTCGAACTGAGACGCATAGAGTACGTGAGCAAGCTTCTTTAGAGTCTGCACAAGAAGCGAATAGTCAAGGTATCATCATGGTGAAACGATGGATGAACATGAAAGATGAAAGAGTCCGTAGAACTCCAAAGGCTAACCATTTATCATTAGGCGGTCAAAGTGTCCCAGTTGATAAACCATTTGATTTAGGCGGAGGAGAAACAGGCCAAGCTCCAGGAATGACGGGCTATGCTCACCACGATATTAATTGCCGTTGCTTAACTGGGTATAGCATTGAACGAATTGAAAAGCAGAGTCAGAAGGATGTTGCGAAAAGAACCTTCGATGAATATCGGAAAGCTATTTCTAATTAGGTAAGTACGGTGTATCATTTTATAGAGGTGGGAAAATGAAAACATACGATTTAATAATTAGGACTAAAAGAAATAGGCGGTTTTATTCAGAAATTGGAGCAGATAATTATAAAGCTGCGAAAGAAAGTTTAGACATTGTTCTAAATCAAAACACCTTTATAACTTGTAACACAGAGGAAGGAGGCGATTGTGTATTTTTAGCAGTTTCTGAAATAGCATATATAGCATTAATAGATAATCCAGAAGAGAATGAATAAGGGTCACTCATTGAGTGACTTTTTATTTCGCCCTAAGCAAGGCGTTAAAGGGCTTTTTTATTATGCCTACGTGTCGTTGCACGTGAAAAACGTATAGGAGGAGAAGAGATGAACAAAGAAGCATTACTCGCATTAGGATTAACAGAGGAGCAAGCAGATAAGGTTATAACAGGTTTTGGTCAAATGGTTCCTAAAAGCCGTCTTGATGACAAAATTCAAGAGGTTAAGGACTTACAAGGCCAAATTACAGATCGTGATAATCAGCTTGACGATTTAAGCAAGAAAGCAGCTGGCAATGAAGAATTGCAGAAGCAAATTCAAACATTACAAGAGCAGAACCAAACGACGGTTGCTGACTATGAAGAAAAGTTAAAGCAAAAAGACTTCGATTTTACATTGTCAGAAGCATTACGTAATGCAAAAGCTAAGAACCCGAAAGCAGTTAAAGCTCTATTAGACGTGGAAGGCATCAAGCAAGATGGACAAACGCTTTTAGGCCTTGAAGATCAACTGAAGGCTTTGAAAGAATCAGATGCTTATTTATTTGAATCCGATAGTTTGAAGGGCAAAACACCACCAGCAGGCGGTCAACATTTACCAGGTGGCTACAATAAACCAAATCCGTTTGCGAAAGATACATTTAATTTAACAGAACAAGGGATTTTGCTACGTGACAATCCCGACTTATACAATCAATTGAAAGCCCAAACTGGGCAATAGGAGGAATTAATTTATGCCAATTACACGTATTGGAGATATCATTCAACCAGAGATTTTCACAAACTATGTCACTCAACGAACAATGGAATTATCAAATGTATTAAACAGCGGAATTGCAACAAATGACGTGGAATTCAACGCATTAGCAAGTGGACCAAACACTCTTGTTAACATGCCTTACTTCAATGATCTTACAGGTGATTCAGAAGTAATGTCGGATGACGGTTCTTTAACTCCAGGGAAAATCGGCACAAGCAAAGACGTTGCTCGTAAACAAGGGCGTGCAAAAGCGTGGGGAGCAAACGGCTTATCAGCATTGCTTTCAGGTGCTGATCCTATGGGAGCAATCGGAAATCTTGTGACAAACTATTGGGCTCGTGATCGTCAAAAAGTATTACTTTCAACACTAAAAGGCGTATTTTCTTCCTCATCAATGGCTAAGAAAATTCATGATATTTCTGGTGAAACGGATGCAGGTGCACTATTCACCGCTAATAGTTTCTTAGATGCAGTACAAATCATGGGGGATGCAAAAGACTCTTTAGCAGCTATTACAATGCACTCAGCCGTTGAAACGTATCTTGCTAAACTTCAATTAATTGAGTATGTACAACCTGCAGGCCAACCAGTAAGAATCCCTTACTTTATGGGTAAACGTGTCATTGTGGATGATGGCATGCCTTATGATACTGCAACAGGCGTGGCAGAAACGTATATCTTTGGTCAAGGCGCATTGGCTTGGGGTAATGGTAAGCACCCGAATATTATTGAGACTGAAACAGATCGTGACACAATGGCTTCATCAGGTGAAGATTTCTTAATCAATCGTAATATCTTTATGCTCCATCCACGTGGGGTGAAATGGACTGAATCAGCAGTTGCAGGCGATTTCCCAACAAATACAGAATTAGCAACTGGCTCCAACTGGGAATTAGTTTATGAACCTAAAGCAGTTCGTATGGTTGATTTCAAGTTCAAAATTAAATAAGAGGGCGCTTAGGCGCTCTTTTGTTATGAAAGGGTGATTGTATGGGAGCTTATACATTTCGGCGTGCTCGTGAGCGGTTAGCGGCTAAAAACCATTCATATGAGCAATTGAATGCCATGAAGATTTCTCAAATTAAAGGAATCTTAGATTCAAAACAGATTGATTACAAATCTAACGGAACTAAAAAAGAGTTAATATCTTATTTAGTAGAGATTCCAGAAGAACAACTAGGTAGCGAAGTGGGTGATAATGATGGCGATGACTCTTGATGAATTGAAGATACGTATTAATGCCACTGCTGATGATCTTGTATTGCAAACAAAGCTTGATGATGCAATTGACTTTGTCTGTGGTTATCTACATCGTACATTCAACGATGAAAAGCCAATGCCCTTGAAAGTAAAAAGGATTGTAGCAAAGTATGTACAGTCTGAATTGACGCTCACAGATGGAATAAAATCTGAAAGCATAGACGGTTTAACACAGACGTTTGAAAGTAAAAGTGAACGTGACAACGCCATAAAAGCTGAACTACGTTCCACAGGCTTAAGAAAGTTTGCGTGGTATCGTGGCTAGAATCAAATTCAAAGACAACAACAAAATACCACAGGCCATTAAAACGATTGAAAAAATCAATCGCAAAAAGGTAAAGGTCGGCTATTTTACAGGTGATTTTTACGATGGTAATGGTGAGCTTACTGTGAAAGGTTTAGCTGCAGTTCATGAGTTTGGTGTTCAGATTCAGGTTACACCTAAAATGAGATCCTTCTTGCATCATAAAGGACTGCACTTGAAAGATTCTACAACCCATATCACTATTCCAGAACGAAGCTTTGTACGAACCGGAGCGGATCAGTCTAGGTTTGCAGTTGTGCAAAAGACAGAAGAACTCATTAGAGATGCCATTACGGGGAACATACAGGTTGAGTTGCTCTATGAAATGATTGGTGAAGAAATGAGAGCAGAAATCCGTGAACATGCTATAGATTTAGAGAATCCAGCCAATCATCCATGGACAATTGAGAATAAAGGTTCATCAAATCCTCTTGTTGCTACAGGTAATATGATTGGAGCGATGGAGGTTGAGGTGAAATGATGTTCAACTTTGACCGATTGATAGCAAAGTATAGTTCTACTTTCACGGCTAAGATTACTACAGAGGGCTATTATGATGATGGTGGTAAGTACCATAAAGGCGAAACGAAAGAGGTTCCATATACAGGCGCGGTGATGCCAATGACAGCGAAATCCGTTTATGCCAGCGGTGGTAAATACACTACATCGGATGCAAAGCTTTATATAAAAACTCGGCTTAAGGAAGGCACGAAGATAACATATGATAATCATTTGTACACTGTACAAGATGAAAAATCGTATGAACGCTTTGGTGGCTTCTTTTATTATGTGCTAAAGGCGGTGGATAGCTTTGCTTGATTTAGAATCTATCCGTTCGGTCATTGTTAGAAATCTAAAGGCAACTACAGGTATTCAAACTATTATTGCTGAACAATCGAATGAACAACCACCTTATCCGTTTATTGCCATTAAGTTCACTACACTTGGAAAACAGGTGGGGAGAGCGGCACAGTACATGCATGAAGATGTACAGTATACCGAGCAAGATATTGAAATGGTCTTGTCGGTTTCTTCTTTTAGTGAGGAAATGGATGAATCAATCAATAATGCTTATGCAGCATTTCAATTTTTCGAAGTAGACGGCATTCAAACGTTGCAGGAAGCTAATATTGCCGTCGTAAAGACAACAGAAATATCAAATAGAGATACGTTTATCTCAATCGAATATGAGCGTAGAACAGGGTTTGATGTTCGAATTAGAACTAGGGCTCAATCGATAAGAGAACTTGATTCCATCGATACAATAAATATCAATAATTAGGAGGAAGAACATGCCTTTAAAAGATGTTACCGTCACAATTAATATTCAAAAATCATCTAAGTTAACAGGCTTAGGTAAACCGTTAATATTAGCGAAGTTCACTGGTGAGTCAACCTATAAAAATTATGCTGATCCATTAGATGTTGCGAAAGACTTCGGCGCTGATACGGTGGTTCATAAATTAGCTAAAGCACTAATCAACCAAGGAAACACAGCGCCATCCAAGATTGCTATTGCCACTTATAATCCTGCAGCCGAACCCGCTATGACTGCAGCCGATGCACTTAGAAAATTCTATGATGAGGATTGGTACTTTGTTGTTTCTGATACTCAGGTAGAAACAGAAGTGAAGGCTATCGCTGATGTAGTGGAAGGTAAAGGGGTCAAGTTACATGGAACAACTGTAACAGCTCTTGAAGCACTAACAACATTGAAAGGTTATAACTATGATCGTACCTTTGCTATGTTGCATACAACAGTCAATGAGTATGCTGCAGAAGGTTTGATTGGATCGGTTGGTTCCAGAGATGTTGGCTCAATTACATGGAAGTTTAAATCAATCAACGGATTAACGCCACAGCAAGTGACAGAGGATGAATTGAAAGATATACACGCATTAAATGGCTTTGCCTACGTAACGAAATCTGGCAACCCTCAAACATCAGAGGGAAAAGTGTTGAGCGGTGAATATATCGATGTTATTCATTCGAAAGACTGGATTAAAATCAATATTGAAGAAGCTGTTCAGCAAGTCTTTGTGAAAAACGGCAAGATTTCATACACAGACGATGGTATCACGCTATTGGCTAATGCAGTTAAATCAATTCTAAAGGCAGCCTTTGATATGGGCATGATTGCTGAGGATTCAGAGGGCAGCCCTTTATATAGTGTCGCAACGGTTTCACGCGTTGATACACCATCCAGTGATCGTGAATCACGTGTATATAATGGCTTATCCTTTAACTTTGAATTAGCCGGAGCAATTCACGAAGCAAATATTGTGGGCGAAATTATGATCTAGTTAAAGACATTCATTTGAATGTTTTTTTATTTTGGAGAGAAAAGAGGGCATTAAATGGATATTAAAACTTATGATGCGAGAAAAGTGAATGTTGATGTAGGTGGAATTTCGCTAACTGGTTTCGGTGAAGATACAATGGTTGAATGTTCGCAAGATGACGATACAATGTCCGCCAAGAACGACGCTAAAGGGAATGTAGGTATCACAATCAATAACAAAACGATGGGAACAATTAAAGTCACTTTAATGCAAACATCTCCATCGGTCAATTACCTAGATAAGCTAGCGAAGAGCCGAAAAATTTTCCCTATTTGGGTAACGTCAAACAACGAAATTAAAGAGGTTGTTGGCGGAACTAAAGCTTTCGTCACAAAGCCTGCAGATAAATCTTTCGGTGCTGAGGTAGATGAACGACAATTCGAAATTCGAGTGACCGACTACACAGTAGAATAGGCGGTGAGGGGCTATATGCCCCTTTTCTTATGCATAAATCAGTGAAAAAGCATTTACAACTCAAACAAAAAATGAAAAAACAGGAGGCTATTAAAATGGCTAAATATGGAGAAAAGAAAGTAATCACTTTTAAAGATAAAAAAGGCAAAGAGACTAAATTCAATCTTCAACATGTTGGTTTACAAGGATCATTCGAGATTCTCGACCGGACGAAGGATGCAAATGGCAATACAAGTATCACTGCCATGCATAGTGAGCTATTTGAACACGTTATCCGTACAGAGGACAATGAACAAGTAAGTTATGATTGGTTTGAAGAACAAGATTTCGGCTCAACAATGCTAAAAGAAGTCGTAAAGGAAGCAACAAAGTTCATATTTCAATAAGCCTAAATCAAATATGTTTTATAAAAAGCTGGCGAAGAGACGTTGGCTTTTTTGGCGAATAATAGTTGAGAATGTTGTAGATTATAAAACCGCAATGACAATGTCCCTCGATGAAATCATGGAAGCTAACGCAGCTCTCAATTATAAAATTGAGTTAAAAAATCAAGCGGCTAAGAACAAGAAAAAGTGAGGTGATATAAATGGCATTGCGTGATATAGACGTTGATATTGAGCTTGATGTCGATTATGGAGAACTCACCTATCTTAATGAGGAAATTGATGAGACATTACGGTTGTTGAAAGGTATTGACGATGATAATATCATTGACCTTACACGTGAGTTTAGACGGATGGGGCGTCAAGTAGACAACGCTACCCAAGATGTTCGGCAATTAAATCGGCAAGTTGAAACCATATCAGATGTAAAAGTAGATGTTGATATAGAAGATCCATTGGCAGATATCAAACGTTTGCAAATGCAAATTGAAGCGCTTGACCGTGAAGATATCAATGTGGACATCGACATCAGAAACGCTGCAAGTGAATTAACAAAGCTTTATACCCAAATGAAGATGATTGATGGCAAAGATATCGATATTAATGTTGACGTTAATGGAGCCTTAAAAGAATTAGGTATCTTAAGGGCACAGCTAAACGCTTTTAAGGCCACAAATTCGATATCCCTGCCAAGTATGGGGATGGACTTACTATCGAATTTTAATCTTGTTGGATTGGCTAAAGCCGCCGGTATTATCGTAGCCCTACCTGTTTTACTTCCTATTGTTGCTACCTTAATCGGTGCTGTAGGAACGCTAGGGGTAGCGATAGGTGTTTTGGCAGGCGGTTTATTAGGCATAGCAAGTGCTGCCGTTATAGCAGGTGGAGGACTTCTTGCGTTTAGTAGCCTTGCAATCTCATCTATTAGCGACTTATACGAAGAAGATGCCAAATTAACAACCGAACAAAAGCAGTTAAAACAGGAGACTGATAAGCTAGTCGGCTCATGGGGAGACTTAAAAGAATCGTTAAGTGATGAGGTATTCGATGTAGCATCTAGAGGGGTTAAGTCCTTAAATAAGCTTTTGGATATGTCTACACCAATCTTAGAACATGCAGGCGATTCAGTTGCTAAGTTATTAGGTAGTTTCGATAAATCTTTAAAAACAAACGAAGTTAAAAGCTTCTTTAAGTATGTTGACAGTTCTATAGGTCCTTTAACAGAAAGTCTTGGCGGTGGGTTAGGGTATGCCTTGAAAGGTGTAGCAAATACCATAGTAGCTCTTGGTCCTTTGACGTCATGGATGGCAGATGGCTTTGAAGGTATGATGTCTAAATTCTCAGATTGGACAGCAGGCTTAAAAGGTTCAGAAGGTATGAAGACGTTTATTGACTATATTAAAGACAATTTACCTAAACTCGGTTCAATTCTTGGTGATGGATCAGTAGGTGTAGCAAAGTTTTTTGCTGCCTTTGATACAACTGCAGCGGATGGCCTTGATTGGCTGGTCGATAAAATGAAAGATTTCTCGAAGTGGGCTAGCGGATTAGACGAGAATAAGGACTTCCAAAAGTTTTTGGATTACATCAAAGAAAATGGTCCGGAAATTGCTAATATTATCGGTAATGTTTCGGAGTCTATAAGTAATTTAGTAGGCTCGCTATCTAAGGATGGTGGCAATAAGTTAGGCTTTTTATCAGATCTAAGTGATTTCGTCCTTAAGTTAGAAGATAATGGTTTCACTGACTTAGTCAAAAGTCTAATGACTTTTGATTTAAAAGGAGTTTATGGATCAATTGGAGAGATGACAAAAAATCTGCTTGGCGATATTGATATCACAGGCGCTATTTCAAATATTGATTGGTCTAGTTTTGTTAAACATCTTAGTTGGGTGGACTTTATAAAATCGTTAACTTGGTCTACCTTTGTGAAGGGGCTATCTTGGTCATCTTTTGTCAAGATACTTAGTTGGGCTAGTTTCATTAAAAATCTCGGTTGGGGATCATTTATTAAACATTTAAATTGGTCTGGTTTTATAAAGAGTCTTACTTGGGGAGGTTTTGTTAAAGGGTTAACTTGGGCTTCGTTTATTCCTAAATTATCTTGGGGCAGCTTTGTAGGCGGAATAAAATCTCTCATAGGAGGATCTCGTGATGGTTCTCACGCTAATGGATTAGGCCGCGTTCCTTTCGATGGATATACAGCAGAACTTCACAAGAACGAAGCTGTACTGACTGCTCAACAATCAGATACACTTCGTTCTGCAGGAATGCTTCAAGGTGATGGGGCATACCCAACGCTTGATATGAACGCAGTTAGCAATTATGAGCCTTTAGCAGCGACTTCATCAAACACTACGACAACTAGCACTACATCAAGTAAAACTGTTGTTATCGAAGCACCTGTGACTATTCGTGTTGAAGGTGGAAAAGACGGAGAAAGCACAGCGAAGAACGTCAAAGATCAATTAGAAGAATACTTCGAGGATTTACAAGACATATTCACGGTTGTATTGGAGGGATAGTATGGCTAAAGCTAAAAAGTGCAAGCTCGGTAAAATGTACTTGTTTATCGAAAAAGAATCTTGGTTGGACGAAGCTAATATCCCTACCTATGCCGTAGAATATGGAATTGATATTTCAGATTATATTGAAGATAGACCAAACGAGGTTACTCTTACCGGAATCATTTACTCGGATAATAAACATACAATCGCCGAAAAGATAAAAGGCCTTAAGAAGTACAAGAATAATGGTATACGGCTTACTTATGTGGGAAGACGAACAGGTACAAACTTCTTAATTAGAAAGTTTAGCTATGACAGCGAAGTTTCAATCGCAAATGGTCATAGCTTTTCTTTATCTTTGCAAGAGGTTCGGATTGCTAAGAAATACAAAAAATCCAAAAAGAAAACCGCTAAAGGCAAATCAAACGGTGGACGTAAGCAAACGAATAATAGTAAGAGTAAAAAATATCATACTACCAGAAGCGGAGATACTTATTGGGTGTTAGCAAGAAAATACGGAACAACTTGGCAACAACTCTACAAATGGAACAAATATCCGCCAAGGCGAATACCAATAGGCGTTAAATTGAAGGTGAGATAATGGACAAGGAATATATTGAGATTGAGAAAGATCTTATCCCTTATGAATTCGAAATAGAGCTTGAAGAAGAAATATTCACCTTTGATGTTCGTTACAATGAAAATCATGATTTCTTTACGATTGATTTATATAAAGACGAAGAATTAATATGCGCAGGGGAAAAGTTAGTCTATGGTGTTCCCTTATGGGAAGACATAACGACGAGCGATTTCCCTGCACCTACCATTATTCCTCTTGATCCAAGTGGGAAGGAAAAGCGCGTTTCTTGGGATAACTTAAACACAACAGTTTTTCTTATTCTAGATAACCAAGGTGAAGAAGATGAGTGAATACTTTAAAAGGGTCATTAAAGTTAGAACACACAATACCACATGGACAAATGACAAGCTGCACATTGAGTTTGAAGTACCTTTTGATGATGACCATGAACCCAATCGAAGTACTATTCGAATTTATAACCTTTCTCATGACTCACGAGCTAAGTTTAAGCGAGGTAATCGTTTAGTGTTGAACGCAGGATATGAAGGCGATGTGGGTGTTGTATTGGATGGTGAGATCACTAGAGTGAGAAGTGAAAAAGTTGGACCGGATAGGACAACTATCATCAAGGTACTAGATACTCATGGGGTAACAAGTAAAAAGACAATAAAGAAAACATACAAGCAGAAAACAAATACCTCTACAATTATTCGTGATCTAGCACATGCAATTGGGCTTAAACTAAAAGTGTTAGACCTACCAAAAGATAAAGTTCAAAAGAAGGGTTACAACGTCACCGGCAACGTTCTCGACACAATCGAGAGACTGGCTGACGATTGCGGCGCTTCTTTTTATTTTTCAAAAGGTTACTTATATATCCGTGATATCCGAAAAGGTGATAACACAAAATTCACGCTAACATCGTCTACTGGCCTTATTGGTTCGCCTGATATATTCGAGAAAAGTTATCACGGAAAAACAGTAAAAGGATTTAGAGTAGATGCCTTGTTGCAACATAAAGTCTCTACTGCATCAATACTCACACTAAAGTGCCAGACTGTAGTCGGTAAATTTCGAGTGATTAGTGGTAAGCATGTGGCAAATAAAAGCGATTTTCAAACGCAATTTGATTGTATTTCAAGTAAGTAGGTGAAGTAATGGCAGCAGATACGAACTTCTTTAAAAACTTTCGGAATCAGATTTTATTCAGCATTAACACAGCTTTTCCTGCAAAGGTATTAGCTTTTGATGAATCGTCATTCGAAGCAAAAATACAGCCTTTATTCAAAGTAAAAGAAGTTGGGGAAGAGCCCGAAACGATTCCAGTGATCGAGGGAGTACCCGCCTTAAAATATGAATTTAGTGTGGAAGGTGGTCCTGTTCAATCATATGAGCCTGTATTAAAGGCAGGAAAGATTGTCCTTTGTGTATGTGCTCAACGTTCTTTAGATGATGCATTTGAAGGTAAACCATACTATGCCGGTAAATCACGTATTTTGGACATACAGGATGCTGTAATCGTGGGGGTGCTACGATGAGAGATATATCAATCGTAAACGGTGATATCTCTTTTGAAAAAGGGTTTGTCACAGGTTCAGAGGAAGTTTCTCAATCCATTGCAATTGAATTGGGTTCCCAACTGGAAGAGTTATTTCTGGATGAAGATTATGGCTTTGACATGTCAGTACTACAGGATAAACCAGATGATGATGAAATTATTGCAGAAGTAGGAAGGGTCATTGCCAATGAAGAACGTGTTGAACTCGTTGGTGAAGTATTAGTCAATCAAGACCGCAAAGCGCGGGTTGCTTATGTGCAATTTAAAGTACAAGTAAAAGAAACAAATGAAGAACTAGAATTGGATGTGAGTCTAGGTGGCACTGACGAGTAAGGGCTATAAACGAGAATCATATGAAGATATTCTTGAACGCTTAGATGTAAAAGCAAAAGAGTTATTCGGACAAGATGCCAATACAGGAGCACGATCAGCGTTAGGAATTTTATTAAGAATAATGGCGTTTGTTTTAGCGCTTGTATGGCAAGACAATGAAAATGTTTATTATTCTGGCTTTCGAAAGACAGCGGAGGGAAGGCAGCTCGATGCATTATTGCCATATGCAGGGATAACGAGGAACCCAGCTACATATGCAGATGGACCAGTAGTTTTCAGCGGTGCGCTAGGTACTACTATTGAAATGGGTTATACAGTTGGTAAGGAGAATGAAACGCTTTATTACACTTTAGAAGAATCAACAATAGGAACAGACGGTACAGCAAAAGTAGATGTTATGTGCCAAGTAAGCGGTGCAATCGGTAATGCTGAAATTGGTGAAATCAATCAAATAATAAACCCGATTGATGGACTAGAAAGTGTTACCAACCCAATTGCGTTTACAAACGGGAAAGAGCAAGAAACAGATCAAGAAGTCCGTGAACGCGCTGATACTACCGTTGAGGGATTGGGGAGTGCGACGACTGCATCGATAAGAACGGAACTTCTTAAAGTATCAGGAGTACGCGCCGCCTACGTTGATGAAAACTATAGTGATGAAATAAATGTCTATGGAACTCCTTCAAGGGCAATTCAAGCGTTTGTGCTTGGCGGGAGTGATGAAGATGTGGCTAAAGCTGTCTTTAAAAAGAAGTCAGGTGGTATTCAGCCTTATGGTCAAACTTATATCACGGTATTAGATGATGCCGAACAACCGAAAGCAGTTGGTTTTACAAGAGCTCAAACGGTACAAATATATGCAAAGGTTTCTCTTAAAACAAATAATAGCTTTGAAGCAGACGGTCAAAACCAAGTAATCAAAGCAATTGTTCAATATATCGGAGGTTCAGATGCTGAAAGCAATACCTATATCGGTTTAAATATGGGAGAGAATGTCATCTTATCTAAGCTTATAGCAAGGATTTATGGGGTGAATGGTATTGATGATGTAGATGTACAACTATCGACGGATGATTCAGTATATGAGGCTAACAACATTGAAATCAAACTGCAGCAAGTCGCCCAAATAACAGCAGCTAACATTGAGGTGATCTGATGTATAGCACTAAAGAAATTATTTCACTATTCACCGACTACTTTAAGAAAAATGAAGACTCCAATTTATACAAGCTTGTTTCTTTATTTTCCAGTGAATTAGAACGGATCAAGGAAACAAATAAACTGATTGTAGAATGGAGAGATATTGACAAGGCACAAGGGAAAGCACTTGATTTGATTGGTGAAAATATTAATCAAAGTCGAGGGGTAGCAACTGATGAAGTGTATAGAGTTTTGCTGAAATCAAAAATTGCTAGAAACCTATCTGACGGCACGATAAATACAATTATAAACGTCATAGCAATTGCACTGTCTACGGATAAGAAGAGTATAAAAATCGTCGAAGGTTGGACTGATGAACTTAATCCAGAACCAGCTTCAATTAAACTAATGGAAATGCCATTAGAAGCCATTAATAGAGCTGGTATAGATCCGGCAAACTTTGTACGAATTATTCAAAAGACGGTTGCTGGTGGAGTGAAAGTTCAAAGTATTGAACTAAATGGAACTTTTGAGTTTGGTGATACATCATTAGCGATTGATAACTCAAAAGGTTTTGCAGATATCGATGGAACCACAGGAGGGTATCTTGGTGCTGCATTCAACCCATCAACAGAACAAGATTTACCTATTTAGGAGGGATTTTAGTGGCATTTACGAAACAGTTACCAGAATGGCATGCGCTTGGTGTTGAGCCGCCTCAAAGCTTAAAAGAAGGTGGCTGGAAAGCAGGTGTAAAGCCTCCTGCCGATTACTTCAATTGGCTACAAAACAAAGCTTTTAAAGCAATAGAAGAGCTACAATTAAAAGCCGGAGAAGTAAAAACAATTAACGGCCAGTCACCAGATGAAAAAGGAAATATAACAATAAATGTAGATACGTCAAACTTCGCAACCAAAGAAGAACTTAAAGCCAAGTATTCAAAGCCTGCAAATGGTATTCCTAAAAGTGACTTTGCTGGTGAAGTTCAAACTTCTTTAAGTAAGGCAGATGGCTCAGCTAAACAAACAGATCTTGAAGCTTTAGACAAAAAGGTTAGTGAACATCAGGCGGATGAAATGAAGCATTTAACCAATGGGCTTTTAAAAATAAATAACGGATCAACGAACTTCCTTTTGAAAATGGATGCAGAGGGTCTTTATTTAGAGGAGGTATAATAAAATGGCAGTAGGAGACAAGTATTATTTGGGTGGTCGAGAATCATATAAAAATTATTTTTCATATAATGGTGGGTTGAACGTAGGAACTAATGGTATATCTTTCGGCTTTGAAGTGAACATGTTCAAATTCATTTCAAACGATAGTGAAACAGATGATTTAATTATCACCTTCAATGATGTACCAAAAACACAGACGGGGTTAAATGGAGCCATTACACTAAAGCCAAGGGAAGTTATCAACGACTTGAATATCAAAGCTACAAAAATTAATCTTTCTCGTAACAGCGGTTCGGGGAATGTTCGATTTTTGGGGGTGTAATAGATGGGGTTAGTTAAACCACAACCACCATTAAAAGGTACGCTTACACCTAGCTTTATTAGAAGAATGAAAGAATTACCTCATGTTACCCAACCGTTAAATAAATTCTTGACTGGTAGATACTTTGTATCTAGAAAAGACGTAATCAATGGAAATGAAGTATTTTATACTTTAACTAAAAATGGGACAAATATAGAAAAAATATTTTGGACTGAAGATGGTATTCAAATAAGAACAAAAGTCATTTTCAGTCACCCTGAAGGAGCCACCATAGGACGTTTTGATTATTACCCACAATATGGAGTAATACAAAAAATTAATGGTCAACCTATCTACTTCACTCATGATGGAATTATGATAGTCACTGCTACAACAAATTATGTTGATATAAATTCTATCTTAAAAAACAATTTATTACTTAGAATTAATTCTGGTTCAATATTAGATGTGTATACACCAAACGGTATACAATTGTTATCATTCGGTGGATACTTCCCTAATTCGGCTACTTTATTTCATGATGATGATGAACACGTTGTTTTAACTTATGGTGATGGAAGTCGATATACAAACACGCTATTAAAAATGACTTTAGCTGAAACAAAAGTTATTCAATATATTTCATACGGTTCAAGTCATACGGTTGTAAAAGATTATTATTCAAATGGGGGATATTAATATGTATTTAAAAATAATTAATTTAGTTAACACATATGGTCAATGTGATTATAAATCATTAGATATGTTAAAAATTGTTACGGGTTCTGCTTTTTATTCAGCAGATAATACATCATGTGTATTAGAATATAATGACGAATTTTCACCGCATGATGAAGTAATTGAAATATCGAATGAAGAATATGAAAGCTATCGACCAAAAATAAAAAATACTATTTCACTAGATGAACGTGTATCAGAAGTCGAAAAAATATTAAATGATATGTTATTAGGAGGAATCTAATCATGCAACAATCAAAATTATACACATACATTAAAAACCAATATTTAATGGGGAATTTCACAAGTGATGAAATGGTTCGTCTGGTAGAATTAAATCGAATTACTGATGGAGAGAGAATTAAGATTATCGAAGAAGTTGTATAAAAGGGAATTTGTATACGCAAACGCAGTCACTCGACTAGCGTTATTTTTATTGTCGAAAAAGAAGGGGAAATCTCCATTTTGTCGAAATTTTATTAAGTGAGAGGAGAGAATATCATGCGTAGAGATATGGAATATTGTCGGTTGTTACTTATAGATCTAAGTAAAGGAAAATTTAATCGATCTATCCCGAGAAATGAAGATGGTGAAAAGTACAAATACCATCTAGAATTACTAGAAAGTGCCGGGCTAGTTTCATTAGAGTTTGTTCAGCCATCATCTTTCGGTTATCACTTAAAAGAAATACCTAAATTAACTTGGGAAGGTAATGACTTTTTAGATGCTATCGAGAATGATACTATCTGGGAAAACACTAAAAGTTTTGCTAAATCTAAAGGTTTTGAGGTAGCTAAATTATCATTTGAAATATTAAAAGAGATAGCTATTGGACAAGGTAAGAAAATGCTTGGAATAGAATAAATTTAGAAAATTAATGCCTTCCACAACTAATTGTGGAGGGTTTTTATTATATAAAAATAGAGCCCTTAAAGGCTCTTTTAATTTGGGGAAATGAGGAGAAGAAATGGAACAAATTCTAAAAACAGTTCTTTCAATTGTTGGTGGTGTTACTTCCTACTTTTTAGGAGGGTGGAGCGTCTTACTTACAACTTTATTGTTACTAAATGTATTCGACTATATTACTGGAATGGCAGCTAATTGGGGACAATTATCTAGTAAACGTGGTTATCAAGGAATTATAAAAAAGGGTGTTATGTGGGTTTGGATTGTGGTAGCCAACCTTTTATATATGGTTTTAGGACAAGAGGGATTTAACCTGTCCGAAGTTATTCCAGATGGGGTAGTTATTCTATTCATTCTGAACGAAATTACAAGCCTAGGAGAAAACAGCATCAAATTAGGTATCAACGTACCTGAACCAATTCAAAAAGCATTAGCAGTAATGAAAGGGGATAAATAATATGGTAAAACAATTCGTAATTAGTAGCGGTCATGGTGATAAGGTAGCGGGAGCAATTGGTATTTTGAACGAGCATGAAGAAGCCAAAAAGGTTGTTAATCGTGTATACGATATTTTAACGAAGGAATTTAACGTAGTTGGTTTTAAGTATCACGAAACAATAGCTACAACGCAGAATCAAAATTTATCAAATATAGTTTCCTTCCACAATGGAAAGACAAGAGAACTAGACGTTAGCGTTCACTTTAACAGTGCGACACCTGCCGCAACAGGCACAGAATGCTTATACTATGATGCTTTAAGCTTATCAGCTAAAATGAGTGCAGCTATGGCCTCAGCCCTTGGCATCGTTGATCGTGGACCAAAAGAGCGCAAAGAACTGTATTTTTTACGAAATACAAGCAAGCCAGCAATCCTTTTAGAAGTATGCTTTGTAACTTCGGAAAAAGACGCGGCGGCATACCGTAAAAATTTTGAAGCCTTATGCCAAGCTATCGCCAAAGTTATAGCGGGGCATTTAGGATATACACAAAACAAAGTTGAAGGCGTTTCAAAGCCAGTTAACCAAGGTTATTACAACAAGAAATATGACAGGTTAGTTTCTCTAACAGACGTCGGTGTATATGAAGATAAAGAGTTTAAGAAAGAAATGAAACGCCATAAGAAAGGTACTAAACTAGATATTATCGACATTGCTCATTCAAAGAATGGTACACCAAGATTTATTACTTGCGGTGGCTATGTAACTGCAAATCGTGAGTATGTAAAAGCTTATACGGTTAAGTAATATTAACCTTTATATAAACAAGACCAGGGTTCGATTAATTTATGAACACCTGGTCTTTTTTTATTCATCTTACAATTCCTTTTCACGTGCTTCAATCCACGTTTTTACTTCGTTTAAGTCCTCTAAACTACAATACTTATTGATATATGTCTTAGCAGCACTCTTTGCGGATTGTTTACGTGTTTTTTCTCGATTCTTTTCACGGTACGCTTGGGTAGCACGCTTTTGCGCTTCCGATGTTTTATTCTCAGACATAATTTAATCACCTCTTTTTCATGAAATAAAGAACAATATTTACAATCACTAATATTAAACATATTGAATAAATAATAATCATTGAGTAATCAAAAGCACTTGGATTTTTCCAGTTAACCATATCAGTTAAGATGTAATAAGCAAACGCTAAAGCTACGACATATCCTATATTTTTCATAATGAAAGGGATATGATAAGATTAGGAGAAGGAGGGGCTAACCTCCTTCTAAGGGTATTAGCGACGTTTTCCTTTCCTAGAGGGGCGTCGCTTTTGTTTTTTCTTACTTTTCATATCGCTTATATTTTTCACTGAACTTGTAAGCAAGTTTAGGATTGTTGCGATAGCTACTAAGTAAGCTAAAATCTTATCATAATCCACTTTGTTCACCTCCTTTCTATATTTATATTATATACCATGGTATATAATTAAGCAATACTATAATTAAATTTATTTAAAATTTCACCTTACGTGGAGGATAGGGCATTTTGTTATATTCATAATAAATAATACATAATATATTTGGTAATACTGAAAATGTTGCACCATTATCTTAACTTGTGTAAAATTACTTTAAGAAGTGACACTACATACGGTGCGGATGTGATAGGGAATTGAGTAAAAAAGAGAAATTACTTGAACAGATAAAAAGAAATCCAAGGGACAGAGATTTCAGAGAGATTAAAACGTTACTAGAACGTTACGGCTTTATTGTTGATGAAACCTTAGGTAAAGGATCTCATTGCCCAGTTTACCATCCTAAGTATGAGAAGGATGAAAGTCTAAGGTGGACATTGTCAAAGCGAAAACCCATGAAAGTCTATCATGCTAAAGAAGCTATAAGACTTGTTGAGGAGGTAATATGCCGTGAAGCAGATTAATATTACATTAGAAGAATTTTTAAAATTAGACTATAAATTTATTGTAACTCCCTATAAAGATGAAGAGTATGGAGAAAGTGGATATGTAATCACATGTTCTGAATTACCGGGAGTGAAAGTTTTTGGTGAAAATATTCAAGAAGCATTTGAAGAGTTTGAAGAAGCTAAGATTGCATTTTATGAATTAAAACAACATTTAGGGGAAAACATACCCTTACCAATAAAAGAATCCGACAGACCATCAGGTAGGATAACTGCTAGATTTGGTGTAGATTTACATGAAAAAATTATACAATATGCAGCCGTTAACAAGATCTCTGTTAACTCTGCGATTAATCAACTTGTTAATTTTGGCTTCGAAAAGGAACAAAACAATTTGTTTATTGACGAGCTTAAATCGATTAAGCAATTAATTAAACAACAAGAAATTAATATAAGCTATAGAAATGATTATTTAGATGAAAGTTATACTTTTAAATTACCTAGAACACAACAAAAAAGACCTTTCCATCCGAGTTTCGAATTTACGGATAAAACTTTTGGAGATCTTAACTAAATCGAGGTGCTATAATGGAGAAACGTTTGAAAATAAGTATCCAAGATATTGAATTACTTGAATTAGATTTTAAGAAAACAACAAACAAAACAAGTGAAGTAAGTGCTGTAAATATTGAAGTAGATATAAAAGAAAAGAATGAAAAAGAAAATGGTTATCAGGTTAAAGTAGCGTTTAATGCAGATTTCAATGTAACTTCTAGAAACTTAGAAATAAATGGTAAATATTTATTCTTGGCGGTTTTTGCAGAAATTGAGAATTTAGAAGAGTTTAACCAAATGGTAGAAGAAAGAAAATATGAAATGTCTTTCCCTATGTTAAGTAAAATATCCAGTTTAATTACAAAAATAACTGAAGAAGCTAGACCGTTCCCTTTAATTGTTCCGCCAGTTGCTTGGATTGAAGCGACAGAAGACGAGGAATAAAAAAACTAGAGTGCAAATTGCTCTGGTTTTTTTTACTTGAAAAAAGAACAAATGTTCCTTATAATTAAAGCAAACAAATGTTCTTATTGAGGGGGAGTTAAAATGAAAGAGCAGTTAATAAAAGCCATGCAATATAATCAATTGGTCGATTTAATGTACATATCCCAAAATGGAACGATAACGAAACGACGAATAAAATTAATTAAGATTGTTGGCGATAAGTTTCAGGCATTCTGTTTTACGAAACATGCCAAACGAACTTTTATTATTGATAATGCTCTTGCAGTCCTTCCTGTAATTCAAAAAGAGCGTAGAGAAGTCATATGAGCAGGGAGCAAAGCAATCTAGTGCATAAACAGATCATTTTAGATTTAACAATACGTACACTAGAGCGAGATCGTAAGCTTTTAGATAGTTTTAAATCACAGGGTGCTTTCGAAGTGTGGTTTGAGAATAGGATTAAAGAAGTGAAACAAGAAAAACTGAATCTAAAAAGACAGTTGGGCGCTATGGGAATAAGAATTGAAAACGAAATAAGAGAAGATGATTTCATTACCGTTTACGAAGTGCTTTATAGAGGAGCGACGGAGCATCATAGATATTTCAATGTTGCGTTAAGAAACTGGACTAACGAAGAAATAAAGCGCCTGCTAAATATGGAGCATAAAACAGTAGCAGAAGTTAATAAGAAGGTATATCACAAGTAAAAAGGAGAGATAACCGTGTCTTTAGGATTCCCGAAACCAAAAAGAGTTAAAAAATCTGCTAAACACCCTGACCGTGACGAATTTGATTTAGAAGAATTAGCAATGACATTAAACGAGGCTATGAAAACAAACAATACTTATAGCTTTGCAGTATTTAATCAAGATGATCCAATTGTTGGAAAAGTTACTAAGATGGATCCAAACACAAAGTTGATTTCCATTCAAAGATATGGGGAGATATTTAAAGCTCACTTTTTAGATATATTAAAAGTAAATTCATATGAGGGTTAG